TGATTCATCTTCTAACCCCCTTATTGGAATTGTAGTATCTGTCCTTTGTGGATAGTAACATTAAATGCTTGCACTTTTTACCGCTTTTGTTCTTTTTTCTGCAATTCTTGGAACGCATTTCGTCTGGGTCTAATTCTCGTCGATGATGTAAACAATACCCAAGTGTCATATAAACCCTCCTTTCCTTTATGTTAATACTATTATATCACACTTTTATATAAATTGCAAGCACTTTCTTCACATTTTTATATATTTTTGGCAAGAAATGGTTATAATGATAGTAGGTAATAAAGGAGGGTTTATGATTAAAAACGATTTTGAAATGATTGTTTGGAAACTTGAAGAAGATTTAGATTTTATAAACATTTATCCAATTGGAGATTTACATATTGGAAGTCCACAGTTTGACCAAAAAGTATTCGATTCTTGGATAAAAATGGTGCAAAATGACCCAAAAGGTTATGTGGTAATCATTGGAGATATGACTGATAATGGATTAAAAGATAGTAAAACAGATGCGTTTAAGGCTGGAATGTCACCTTTTGAACAAAAAGAGTATTTGGTAACTAGTTTGGAAAAAATCAAGGATAAGATTCTTGGAGCAGTCCAAGGTAATCACGAATTAAGAAGTAAGTATGTTTCAGACTTGTGCCCACTTTACGAAGCTATGGCAAAACTTGATTTGGAACATTTATATCGTGAGAACGCAACTTTCATTAAGATTTCACTTGGAAAGAAAAATGCAGATAGACAGTGGACTTATACTTTAGTGTTGCAACATGGTAAATCAAGAGGTAAGCGAGATAATTTTAGCTATGCAATTGATGGTATGGATGTATTTGTTACTGGACATACTCATGGTTGTGGTTCTGAACCAAGAGCAAAGATTGTAATTGATTCCAAAAATGATAAGGTTACTATGCGAAACTTTTACAATGTGACTGTTCCAAGTTTTCTAAATTATGGTGGATATGCAATGCGAGATATGTATATGCCAGTTGCTAACGATGTTTTCCCAATTATTCAGTTGGATGGTGCTAGAAAACATATTGTAAGTTACCAAGTGTAGGGGGAAGTATGGAAATGATTAGTAATGTATATATAATTTTTAATGGATTGGAAATGACAGAATCGGATGTTCGAAGTATTTTAGAACAAGAAGATTACAAGCATAATTTTCACTTTGGAAATATTCAAGCGAGTTCTAAAAGCATAGAAGCCTTGGAACACTGTGATGAAGTTTGGACATTTGGAGATTGTAGAAATATTCCAGATTATATAAAGGCTTTGGAGTTAATGTGCGATATTTGGAGAATGGCATAATGGACATTAAGGAAGTAGAAAATTATAGGGATGTGATACTTCCAAAAATTCGTGAAGAATTGCGAGATACTACAAAAAGTATAGAAGATATGTTACAATTATATAATTTATATTCTGACATATTATGTTTGATTGCACCATATGATTTTGCTAGTTTCAATGAATATTTGGAATTAGAAGAAGACAAGTCGCAAGATAATCGTGGATTTCATTATCATAGACGAGATGCTATGAAAGAAGTTTATCAATCATTGAACGATATGGAAATTTATGATGAATATGATATCTTGCTCATATCACTTCCACCAAGAACTGGAAAGACAACTTATGGTATAAGATTTTTAGCTTGGATATGTGGAAAGTATCCAGAATATACGCAGTTGGCAACGTCTTATTCTGACAGTATAACAACTTCATTTTATATCGGAGTAATCGAGATTTTGGAACATGAAAGATTTAAAAAAGTGTTTTCTGATTGTCCAATAGTAAATCGCAATGGAAAACGTGAGGAAATATGGCTTAAAACAATGAAACGATATCCAACCATCGCATTTGTTCCAATTGGCGGAAGCGTCACAGGAAGAGTGGAATCGACACATTACTTGTATGTAGATGATATTGTGTCAGGTATCGAGGAGGCAATGTCACCAACACGTTTGGAAAAACTTTGGCAAATATTTTCGGTCAACTTTTATCAAAGACGTAAAGAGGGTTGTAAGCTCATAATTGTTGCGACACGTTGGAGTGTAAATGACCCAATGAGTATAGTGGAAAGAGCTAATGAGAATAACCCAAGATGTAAGAGTATAAAAGTTCCTTGCTTTGATGAAGATGGAAATAGTAATTTTAAATTTAAAGGTGGTTTCACCGAAGATTATTATTTGGATATACAAAAATCAATGGATGATATAAGTTTTAATGCATTGTATATGTGTGACCCAGTTGAGCGAGAGGGTCTACTCTACCACAAAGAAGATTTAATGTATTATGATATTCTTCCAAAAGACCCACCAGATAGTATTATAGCCATTTGCGATAGTAAGAATATGGGCACAGATTTTGTTTCTTCTATTGTTGGATACGTTTATGGGGACTTTGTTTATTTGGATGATATTGTTTATAATAACGGATTACCAGAAATTACAAGACCTTTGGTTGCCGATTTATGGTTTCGGAATAAGGTAGTTCGTGGAGATTGTGAGCTAAATAATGGAGGAAGCTACTATGCCGAAGATTTGGGTGAGTTAATTCGTGCCAAGGGTGGCAAAACGTCCATTCGTATTTTTTATAGTGCGAACAATAAGAATGTCAAGATTATAACTTATTCAGATTATGTCATGAAACATTTTATATTCAAAGACCCATCTCAATATTCACCAAATAGCGAGTACGCAAAATTCATGAAAGATTTGTTTTCTTGGACACAAACTGGAAAGAATAAACACGATGATGCACCAGATGCGGTTGCTATGTTGGCACAATTACACCAAGATTTAACTGGAAATTCCATTAAATTTTTAAATAGAAAAACACTTGGAATTTAGAGAGGATAACAGATGATATATAAAGGCAGAAAAAAGATAGTTAGTGAATTTAAAGCCGATAATCTTAGAGATATTTCGGTTTTAGTTAAAGTTCTAAATACAAGTAAAGTGGTTCACACACAAAATAAGTTCGACATTGATTATCTTATTAATTACTATAAAGGTGAACAGCCTATACTGAATAAAGTAAAGGTTATTAGACCAGAGATTAATAATAAGGTGGTTTTAAACCATTCCAATATGATTACAAGAACTATTAATGGATATTTCCTTGGAACACCGATTCAATATATTCAAAGTGGTGCAGATTCAAAAGACGAGATTGATATGTTGAATAAATTTGTAGCTTATGAGGATAAATCTTCTGTTGATACGGAGATTGGAGAGTTTCAGTCTATCTGTGGTACTGCTTATAGAATAGTTTATACAGATAGTATTTTTGGAGATGAAGTTCCATTTGAAGATAAGGCTTTAAATCCATCTACAACATATGTAATTTATGAGAATACGATTGCCGAAAAACCATTACTTGGAGTTACATATTATGATTTATTGGATGACGAAAGTGTTAAGATTGGCACGAAGATTTATGCGTATGCAGATTTTGGAATGTATGAGATACTTACGAAGTCTGATGATGGTACTGTTTCTTTTGATTCAGAAATGATTTTCACACCATATAATGTTGGTGGAGTACCGATTATAGAATATCCGAATAATATGTGGAGAATCGGAGATTGGGAACTTCACTTGGCACTTATGGATAGTATCAATACGCTTCAAAGTGGCAGATTAGATGATATTGAGCAGATAGTACAGTCTTTGATTGTGTTCATTAATGCCGATATAGATTCTGATGGATATGCCGAAATGCGTGAAGCTGGAGTTGTTTCGTTAAAGAATATGACTGGAAACCAGAGTTCTGTCGAAACAATTAACACGAGCCTTGACCAAACTGGAATGAAATCATTTTCAGAAGAACTTGAAGCATTGCTTTATGCCCTCATTGGAATACCAGATAGAAATTCTCGTTCTGGTGGAGGTGGAGATACTGGTCAGGCAGTAGAACTTCGTGATGGTTGGGCAGACTTAGAAATTATTGCAAGAAATAAAGAAGTAACTTTCAAGAAATCCGAGAAACAAGCACTTAGAATTATTCTCAATATAATGAATAGTAAACTTGGTTTCGATTTAAGCCTTATTGATGTGGATATTAAGTTCAGTAGAAATAAGAACAATAACTTATTGGTCAAAACACAGAGTTATGAAACATTACTCAGAACGCATACGTTATCACCAGCAGATTGCCTTTCAATTGTAGACTTAGTATCTGATGTAAATGAGTATGGTTAAGTACAACTTTATTGTTAATTTCTGGACGAATTTCTTTTGTCTTATACAATATAGTCTGATTACCATTCTTATAATCAATAACAAATTGCCCATTAACAGACGATACAGATAATGAATCCAAATATACGTTATTAAATAATGGATTCAAAGCAAATTCTTTTAATAATTTATTTTTATCATTAAGTTCAGTAGCAGCATCTATACGATTAAGTAATTTAACTTTCTCTTTCTGCATATTTAATATATCATTAGCCGCTTGTTTAGTATAATAACTATAATCAGCGTTAAGATTATTAATAGGCGAGTTTTGAACTGTAAATGTAATAAAATCATCAACTAAACGATTAGTAAGTTTAATACGACTATTCTTATCAAACTTAGTAAGTTGTGATTTAATAACACTTAGTACTTTACGATACTGTGAACTACGATTATACAAGAATAAATCATTAAAGTACTTACCTGTTTTATTAACAACATCATACATAGCTTTCACAAATGTAGGTTGATTACCAGTATAAAACAAACCTGCTAACGTGCCAAATTGATTACCGTCATTTTGATTAGTTACAAACTTACGAGTAGCTGATTCAGCTTTATTCTTAGTAAGTAAATTATTGAACGCTCTAATTTTATCTTCATTCTCAACTTGATTACCACCAACTGATTTAGTATCAAAGTTAGTAGTATTCATTAATTCAAATAAATATGAAGCATCATTATAATAACCTTCAAATTGTTGAAGTACATATAACTGTTGACCATTATTACGAGATTTAATTTGTT